CAATTGAGGACAACCTCTATGACTCTTTATCAGCTCGTTACACAAAAGCCTTGGCTCGCGGTATGGCGTACACCAAGCAAGTTAAAGCCGCCGCAACTTTAAACAACGGTTTTAGCTCATCTTATGCTGGTGGTGATGGTGTTTCATTGTTCTCAGCCGCACACCCATTAGTATCTGGTGGTGTCAACAGTAACGTCCCAGCAGTCGCCGCTGACCTTAACGAAACTTCTCTCGAGAACGCCGTTATTCAGATCGCTGGTTGGACAGATGAGCGTGGTCTCTTAATCGCCGCTCGCCCATTGAAGTTGATTGTTCCTCCTCAGTTGCAATTCGTTGCAACACGTTTGTTGGAAACTAAGCTTCGTGTGGGTACGGCCGATAACGACATCAACGCTATCGAAAATAATGGTTCTATCCCACAAGGCTACACCATTAACCACTGGTTGACCGACCCCAATGCATGGTTCTTAAAGACCGACGTTCCAAACGGATTAAAACACTTTGTTCGTGCCCCTATGTCTACGGGTATGGATGGAGATTTCGATTCTGGAAATGTTCGTTACAAAGCTCGTGAGCGTTACAGCTTTGGCTGGTCAGATGCACTTGGTATGTATGGTTCGGCAGGCGCTTAAGCCCTAGAATCAGTACTTTAGCTAGTCTAGCCCCTGCCCAAAAAGCGGGGGTTTTTATTGCGTGATAGGAAATTAAGGGGTATAGTAAAACGTATATATGGAGGTTATCATGACGATATGGATACCAATACTATTTGTGTGTCTAGTAAATGGTGATTGTGATTTTACACAAGGTAATCCGGGCTACACCGAACGAGGGTGCCAAGATCAACTACAAGATGTGTTTGTGCGGTTGAACCAAAACCCTATTGTGGCTACATTTGCAGGGGCGTGTTTCTCGTTTACAGGGGCTTAACCACGATTGCGTTCGTCATGGTGATGTACTCGGTGGCAATTTGCACATAACACGATACATTTTTTAATTTCTTCTAGTGCGCGGCGGTACGCGCTATTGCGTATAAGTTTATGTAAATGCACATTATCGGGGGAGCGTACGACGTGGTGGAAGTCTAGGGCTTGTGGGTGAGCGAACCCACATTTAACACAGCTTAGTGTTGCTTTAAACTCCGCCCACTTGCGTTTGGCGTTAACCCGTTGGGCTTGGCTACGAGCTTTGCAAGTTGATTGATTGTTTGCGTAGTGCTTACGGCTATACTCTAGTTGTTTTTCTCGACGTTTTTCTGGGTCTTTATAAGGCATATGGCGTTATAATTGTTGCATTTGATTCCGTATAGTAGTATAAATACATTAATACTGGGGAAACTCCAGTTCTATAGACCGCCCCAGCGGACGTTGCAGAGACTATAGAACGAAGTACTGCAAATACAAGGAAATATAATGAGTTCAACGACTTTCTCCGGCCCAGTTACATCACAAAACGGCTTCATCGGTACCGTTACAGGTTCTGTAACAGCAACCACTCTTTCAGCATCTGGTGTTGTTATTCTTTCAGGTTTACCTACTGCTGACCCTGCGGTTGCTGGCCAGCTGTGGAGTGACTCAGGCGTTTTGACCGTATCAGCAGGTTAATAACTCTTAACAAATTAGGAGTTTATTATGATGCAAACAGACGTTCTTAGTGGGCACGTAGGCCAAAGCGGGTTTATTGTTTTCAATAACCGTTCGCGGGTAAAGTCAATTTCCGTCAAGGGCACAGACACCGAAGGGCAACTTGATTTATTTGCCACTCCAACTGCGCCTATAGCGGCTACATACGGGCAATCCGGCAACACTATTACGGTCACCAAAAGCGCTCATGGTTTAACGACCGGACAGCAAATTGGGATTGCTTATGCCCGAGGCACGGGTGGTATTGCTACTTGTGGCAACCCAGTTATTACGGTAACAGGTCCAAATACATTTACGATCACTTGTCCTAATTCATTTACCATCACTGCTGGTGCGGCTTGTCGTTATGTCACTACCGGAAGATGGTTGGTCACGCTTGAGTTAACCGCTCAGGACATTTATACCAACTACTTTATGATTCCCGGTGAAGGGCTACTAGCTCCCAATATGGTGTACGTAGTTATGACAAACATTAACGCGGTCACTGTATTCTATGGCTAAGAAACCTATCCTTGCCGTAGGCCGTGGTGAAAAGCTTCCTACAAAGCAAGGGGCAGGCTTAACCGCGAAAGGTAGAGCTAAGTACAACGCCGCAACTGGGTCTAATCTAAAGGCCCCACAGCCTGAAGGCGGCTCTCGTAAAAAATCATTTTGTGCACGTATGTCAGGTATGCCCGGTCCTATGCAGGACGAGAAAGGCCGCCCCACACGCAAAGCCGCAAGTCTCAAACGGTGGAAATGTTAAATGGATGATCCAATTAAAACAGCTCGTGAACTGGCTACGCATGCTAGTGACATTAAGCATTTGCAATCTGATATGGATAAGATGGTCAAAGACATGGACGAAATAAAGAAAACTTTGTCAGATATACAAAAGACTTTATCGGAAGCCAAGGGTGGCTGGAGAACTTTGATGTATGTAGGTGGTGCGGCCGCAGGAGTTGGTGCGTTTATATCGTGGTTAGCAGACAAAATATTCAAATAAGGAACTATGATGAAAAAGAGCGACATGAAGCAGGACAAGGCCATGACCAAGAAAGCGGTTGGTATGCATGATAAACAGTTGCATGGTGGTAAGAAGACTAACTTATCAACCCTAAAGAAGGGTGGTTCAATTGATGGTTGTGCGGTTCGTGGTAAAACAAAAGCTACTATGGTCAAAATGGCCATGGGTGGTAAAACCAAAAAGGCTTGTTAATCATGGCTGATAAAATCCCCCAAGAAGCACAAAATATGCTTATGGATAGGAAGCAAGAGAAAGAGCGTGTGGCCTCTGAGAAAGCTGAGAAAGCTGAAAACCAAGCCCCCCGTAAAGCTGTAGGTGATGCATATGACAAGCTACGCGACATGATTGGTGCGGGTAAAAAGCCTGTGAAGAAAGCCAAAGGTGGTAGTGTTAGCTCGGCATCCAAGCGGGCTGATGGGTGTGCAGTCAAAGGTAAGACTAAAGGTAGGTTTGTGTAATGAGACCAAGTCGGGGTATGGGTGCTATTTTAGAGTCTAAAATGCCGAAGGGTAAAACCTCGTACGCCGATGGCGGCAAAGTAAACGCCGCAGGGAACTATACTAAGCCTGAGTTACGTAAGCGTATTGTGTCCCAAGTAAAATCTGCGGCAACGCAAGGTACAGCAAGTGGAAAATGGTCAGCTCGCAAGGCCCAACTAGTAGCAAAGAAATACAAGGCCGCAGGCGGGGGTTACCGAGATTGAAAGCTCCTCAAAAATCGCTCAAAAATTGGGGTGACCAGAAATGGACTACCAAGTCTGGTAAGAAGTCCTCAAAGACAGGTGAGCGGTATCTACCTGAAAAAGCGATTAAAGCATTAACCCCTGCGGAGTACGCGGCAACGACGAAAGCAAAACGGGCGGGCAAGGCTTCCGGTAAACAATTTGTAGCGCAACCAAAGCGTATTGCAAAGAAAACAGCAGGGTTTAGATAATGACCACATCCGGCATCGCGAACTTTAATCTTGATATATCTGATTTAGTTGAAGAAGCACACGAGAGATGCGGCTCTGAGTTGCGCACGGGGTATCAGTTAAAAACCGCGAGACGTAGCCTAAACTTGCTGACAATTGAGTTGGCTAATAGGGGTATAAATCTCTGGACGATTGAAGAAGGTGCCATCCCTATGGTGACTGGCCAATCTACGTATGATCTTCCTATAGATACCATAGACCTGATGGACATGGTGATACGCACGGGCGCGGGGCAAAACCAAACGGATATTAACATTTCCCGTATTGCTGAACCTACCTATGCGACGATACCAAACAAAAACGCCACAGGGCGCCCCATACAGGTCTGGGTCCAACGTTTAAGTGGTGCGACTACCCCAACAGGTGTGCAAGCACCGAAGATTTCTGTATGGCCTACACCCAACGACCCCGGCTCGCAATATACGTTTGTGTACTGGCGGTTACGTCGTATTCAAGATGTGGGTAATAGTGGTACACAGACTATGGACATCCCATTCAGGTTCTTAAACTGCATCGTAGCCGGGTTGTCATACTACCTATCAATGAAAATTACGACAGTAGACCCCGGTCGTCGTGCTGAGTTAAAGATGGATTACGAACAGCAGTTACAGATGGCGCAAGACGAAGACCGTGAAAAAGCACCGATTCGGTTCGTACCTAGGGTGTCGGGGTACTAAATGCCTAACCAGTTTGCCAGTGGAAAATTTGCAATTGCGCAATGCGACAGGTGTGGGTTTAGATATAAGCTACGGGCGTTAAGAAAGATAACAGTCAAGCGCACCCAGACAAATATATTAGTATGCTCAGGGTGTTGGGAAAAACCCCACCCACAGTCGTTTTTGGGTGAAGTGCCTGTAAATGACCCGCAAGCCGTGCGTAATCCTAGACCTGACACCTCGTATGTTGTATCGGGTAACAGTATAAATAACGACCCGTCAGGTGGTAGCAGGATATTTCAATGGGGTTGGGCGCCAGTAGGTGGGGCTAGGGATGGTGGATTAACACCAAATGCTTTACAATTAAACATAAACCTCGGCACTGTTATCGTGCTCACTACTTAGGATATATCATGGGTTACAGATCATCAGCAGATGGTGTCACAAAGACTGGCAAGACTAACACAAAAATATTTCCTAACTCCGGTGCCAAAAAAGGCATGATGGGCGGTGGTAAAAAAGCCGCAGGTGTTACGTCAGAGAAGATGAAGGCAGTTGGTCGTGGTCTGGCTAAAGTTGCTAACCAAGGGGGCTAATCATGGCCAAATATTCACATAAGATGGGCGGCAAAGAAGTAGGACAAGCCGCCGTATACGCGGAGCCACACACCATGAAAGGTAAGAAAGTTACCCCTAAGCTACCCACAATGCAAGACCCTAACAATGTTGCGGCTGATAAAGTAACAGGTAAGTCCGCGGCTAACCGCGTGTCCCAAGGTAACCCCGCCGATAAAGGTGTTAAAACATCTGGTATTAAAATGCGTGGTGTTGGTGCGGCAATTAAGGGTACTATGTCACGCGGACCTATGGCTTAAGATGAACTACGCAGAGCTCACCGCCGCAATTACTTCGTACTCGGAAAGTGATGAACAACTGTTTGTCGAGAATATTCCCACGTTCGTAAAGATTGCAGAGCAGAAAATATATAGCTCTGTGCAGTTGGCCTATTTGCGTAAAAACGTAACGGGGTTTATCACCAACAACAATGAGTACCTCTCAACCCCGAGTGATTTTTTATCTGTCTACTCCTTAGCGGTAGTTGATGCGAATGGTAATTACGAGTTCTTGGTTAACAAAGATGTTAACTTTATTCGTCAAGCATACCCTAGCCCCAATGATCGTGGTATTCCTAAGTACTATGCGATATTTGGACCCACAACAACTGATACGCTTTTACCGGTGCTGACAAATGAAATATCACTTATATTGGGTCCAACTCCTGACACAACATATACCGCAGAGCTTCATTACTTCTTCTACCCTGAGTCAATCGTTACTGCTGGTACAACTTGGCTTGGTGAAAACTTCGATTCAGCTCTTTTCTACGGTGCTATGCGCGAAGCCTCAATCTTCCA